ATCCTCAAACTCTGGTTGCATTGCTTCCATGATCTTGTCAAAGATCTTCTTACCAAACTTGAAGAGAAATACTCCACCCTCATTCTGAGGATTGGTAGGATCTTTAACAACGTAGATGTTACTATAGTAAGAAAGCTTGCGCTTCTGCTTACGAACAACATCCTTATCAGATTCATTACCACTGTTCCAGAGTTCACGATTGTGTTCTGAAACAGGATCTTTACCACCAGTTGTGGTTAAAGAATTTTCAATATACCATCCACCAGGACCTTGGAATGCATGTGAATACATCTTTGCCCAGGGAATATCTTCCCCTTCTGGTGCAGGTAGGAAACGAATAACTGCATAACCGTTACCGGTTTTGTCTAGTTCAGGTTTCCAAAGACGCTCATCTGCGCCTCCTCCTGTGGTGTTCATCTTCTCTACTTCTTTGACTAACTTCTGGGTCAGTGAACCAAGAGAAGACTGTTTCTTAAGGTCTTTAAAAGACATTGGATTACCTCGGATTTTTTGAGATTTGGCTTGTGTGTACCTTTACTATCCTACTCGGTAGGACTAGTTCTGTCAATATGGTCACGCATCATAGATAATGCTTGAGTCATATTATTAAACAAAATATTCATGTCAACATTAGTAGGAAGACCCATTGATGCAGCACCTTTACAGATTTCTTCTTTCATTTTTTTCGCTTGAGGATCATCAGATAAACTTAAACGAGTATAAAGAATTTGCTGTTTCTGTAATAGTCTTTCAAGTAAATCAACATGATAACGCTGATCTTCTGCGTCCATCTGTGGAAACGTAAAAACATTACCATAGACTTCTTCTTGAAGTTCACTAATCTCAGTCATCTCAGCACGGACAACTTCGGAATCGAAAAAACTCATAGGATAACTTCTTTTAGGATCTTTTTATAATGAGGTACATCTATATTTAGGAAAGGACTGTATTTTTTAATTTTTAAACTGACGGTTTCCCACACGGGGTCATTGAGTTTCTCATCAAAGTCCTTTCTATACTCAAATATTCTATCACAGATTACTAAGGTTTCAAGTGATGTTTTCCCACCCAAATAATTTCGTAAAATGGGCGGATGTCCATTAGAACAATCAAATACTTCATCTACCATATTTTGATCAAATAACGTATTTGCCTCTTCTTTAAAAATATACGACAGTGACTGAATTTTCTTCTTCCAATCAATATATCGTCCTTCACCTTCTTTGATCATCTCGCCAATCCACATAGTTCCTGGATCAGTTGAATATATGAAATTAGAGACAAAAAACTCTTCTACCTCTTTATCCTTTTTTTGTCTTGCAAACTTCTCAAACCAAAATCTATCCTTTCTCTTATAGAAAGATTGTTTGGTTGCTCTAGTTTTACCACGATACTTAATATAATCATATTGATCTTTAGTAAAGTGATTCTTCAGAGAAAGATAACAACGATATGCATCAAAAGCCATCATTTTCCTAATGACTAGAGGTTTTGATTTTCCCTAAATGATACTTGGAATAAGTTTTATCAAATTCTTTAGGTAAAATATTACCCGCTATAGTAATCCTATCCTTGCATTTATTTTTAGGGACATGATGCATCATAAATCCAGAAAAAATTACTAACTTTCCTTCCTCTGCCTTACATTTATATCCACTTGTAGAAAATACTAAAGGTGCTGCTCCTTTAGGAGCTTTAACAAAATAAACAAAAGCATAAGTGGCAGGTACATGATAATGAGGTGTAGTATATTCACCTTCCCCATATCTTGCTAACCACATAGGATAAAGATACATATTAAATCCACCTGCTAACCGTCTAGTACTAAGAACACTTAAAACCCAGTCATGAAGTAAAGTGAGATTTTTACCAGATGTATGCAATACATTAGAAGTCTGCAATGCTTTAATATTAGTTGTACTTCCATCTAAATTGACCATTCTAGGGTCATCATGCTCCATCCACTCATAACCCATAGATTCCTGAATTATTTTTTCATTCATATCTTTAGCGAATGGATGAAACTCTTCATGTACCCACAAATTTTCTTTATAACGAGTAATCTCACCAACATTTAATCGTGATCTCATGACTTCACCATCCCTGATGTTTCCAAACGTTCAAGATTAAAAGCAAGTGTCACTCTCTCTTTTGAAGTATTTTTGTTATCAACGAAATGCATAGTATTGGAAGGAAATAAAACCATAGTCCCATTTTCACCATTATATAGAGTATTATATTCAGGGAATATTGTGGGATGTCGATCATTTTGAACATATATCACTCCTGACAAAAACCCTGCATGATTATGGAGTGGATTATCATCCCCTTTATATGCAAAATTAACCCACACGTCATATCTATCAAAATGTCCTTTTAAATCACGTATAAAAAAATCACGGTGATATGCTGTTCCCCCTCCATAGTATTTTGCTGCTAATCTTACTATCCACCCCAACCAAAAAGATTGATCAATTAAATGAGCAGGTACTGAACATTGATAAGTATTATGCTTTATTTTCCCTCCATATTCTTTCCCTGGATTTTTATACCCAACATTCTCATGTGCTCGCAAATCTGCTAATGGATGATCCTTATATTTTCTACATACCCTTACCCATTCCTTAATTTCCCCAAATATATCTTTAGGAATTTTGGATACCATTACAGGACAAGTTCCTCCCGGAACAAGTCTTTTCATTTGTAGGAGATCATTCATGCCAAAAGGTAATATGGTGATTTTTTACCGGACTTTTTTTTCCGCCTTTTTTGGAATAAAAAGTCGAATTTCCCTCAGATAGGAAGTTTTGCGCGGGAACTACGCTTCAAGAAGTTAAGTTCTTGTGCTTCATACTTTATCTTCTCCTTTAGAGGTTTAGATATAAGTTTAGGAACAGATTCTACATCAATATTATTCTGTTCACAAAAATGAATAATGGCATCAATATAATTCATATCTTCAGTGTTAAGAACCAAAGATTCTATCTCTTGTGCAAAGCGGGATGGACAAAAGAATTTGCTTTCCAGTGCTTTCTCTAATTCATTCTCAGGCATTCGCTGACCCAGTATTGTGACTAACAAATTCTTTTATATACCTCACTAATAATTTAATATAGTCCCCTTTATTCCTTTTGTCAAATACTTTCACCTCACCACCAGGAGTTACCATTAAGGTGATTAATTTTTTAACAGGAATTTCAGTTAATTCATAATATGCTGCTGCATAAAAGGTTTCCTGAACAAAGTAGTTTTCTAACCACTTCTCAGGTTTAATTTTTTCAGATGTTTTAAAGTCTATAACCGCCAGTTCGCCTTCATACTCAGCGATACAATCAACTCTACCAGCTAAACCAAGGTATTCTGAGTAAAGAGTTCTTTCTATAGCGTGTATGTTATTTATCTTATCCAAATATGGTGCCGCATGATGGAACATAAACTTAGTTGCTGGTTTATATTCCTCCCAAATTAACTCTTTATTTTCTAAGTAGGCTTGGGCCGCTTCATGGAAATCAGTACCACGCGAGGTTGCTTTCTTCGTGATCCGATTCGCCTCCTCCTCACCGACTCTCTTCCGCCAGTCAATGAAAATTTGTCTATTATAAAAACTAGTAACGCTAGTGATCGAAGGAACCCAATCACCATTTGGGAGTTGATAAAGTCTACAACCGGGGTTGTCTTTTTTAGGAAGTTCAAGGTCGCCAAGATAATTACAATGCTCAAAAATCATATATTTACCCCAAAAAAGATACTGATGTTAATCTTGCACTCTCAATCGAAGTTCCAAAAAAATTCTGTGCTCTATGAGCATAGTGTGCAGGAAATATTATACCTCTATTAAATTTATTAGGAACTTTCATTATCGGGGTATAAAGTAAATTTAATCTCCTCCTTACTCTAACATATCTATAGCGTTTTATCAAATTAGAAGGATCCTCGATGAATGATAACTTTAATTGGGAAACCTCTGAAAAACTAGGAGAGTTGTCCAAAAAGTAAGCTGGTCCCTGATCACCATCACATATCTCGGTTCCCGAATCCGAAGGAGCGTCTAAAGACAAATAAACAATACAAATATATAAATCTTCATCATGATGGAATAGTCCATCACCAAATTCCTCAGTCGTATACTGAAAAGATGAATTAGGATAAACCCTTGATTGATTATTATTCACTTTAGCATGTTTAAAATCTAAAGATGAATCTCCAACAACAGATCTTACCCTAGAACGTATCTGATCACTAACATCATCAGGAACATCCCAAGATCTATATCCAGGCCAAGTATAATCATAGGCTGGAGAATACTTAGATTTTAACGCAGAACTTCTAACTGAATAGGGATCCTCAAAAAAATTATCCTCAAGGTGAATCATTTTACGAAAAATCTTTTTCGTAAAATCAAATGAAATCATTTTACTTTCCATCAACAAAACATACCAACGTTAATCTTCCATTCTCTAAAGATGTTCCAAAAGCCTGTTGTGATCTATGAAAATTGGTGGCAGGAAAAAATACACCCCGATTAAATCTATTAGGAACTTTTAGTAAAGGATTATAATGCGAATTCAATTTATTTTTTACTCTATCATATCTATATCTCTTTATCCAATTAAAAGGATCTTGATGGAAAGATTCTTTTCTACGAATAACCGCCGAAGTATTTAAAGTATCAGGGACTTGATCATCACCACATACCTCTGTTCCTGAATCTAAAGGAGCATCTAAAGACAAATAAACTATACAAATATACTTGTGAGGATCACGATGGTAAATACCATCCCCAAATTCTTTAGCCATGTAATGGAAAACTGAAAGTCCCCTCACCATCTCCAAAGAATCGTCTATTGTGATACGTTTGACATAAGAAAGAATATATTCCTCAATAGAATCTGGAACATCAACACATCTAACTCCCGCATAACCAGGTTCATTAATTAAATATTTTTGTTTAAGTGCAATATTTCTAACATCATAAGGATCTTCAAAAAAATTATCACAAATATGAATCATAAATTCAATTCCATTTTAGCAAGAATATATTCCTTCACAAGTCCTGAACGAACGATGTCTTCTACACCAAACTCAATAACATCCACCGAAGGCATTAACCTAAGAATCTTCATGAAATCAATGATCCCATTCCTCTCATTGGTCTTAACTAAATCAGACTGAGTAGCATCTCCACAGAACATAATCTTAGATTGTTCACCAACTCTTGTCATTATACTATCAAGTTCATGAT